CTATGTTATTGGAGTGATGTCGGATCAACTGGACTACGATCTACTACCCAACTTATAAGGAAACAAATGAAAGCAATTGTGTGGTCAAAAGACCAGTGCCCTTATTGTGTTCAAGCCAAAGCACTGCTAGAAAGCAAAGGCATTGAATTTGAAGAACGCAACGTGAGCCAGGACTGGACACGTGAACAACTACTAGAAGCTGTGCCAACGGCTCGAACATTACCACAGATCTTCCTGGATCAAGAACTGGTGGGTGGATTTACAGAACTCAGAAAGAAATTAGCATGATGAAACATCTTGTGGGCAGCACCGTGACTTTTAAATTGAACTCTGGCGAAGAACTCATTGCCAAACTAACACAGGCCGACAGCGACTGGCTTGAAATCAGCGCACCAGTCAGCGTGGCACCCGGACCGCAGGGACTGGGGCTGGTGCCCAGCATGTTCACAGCCGACGCAGATGAGACAGTTAAACTGAACATCAACAACGTTGTGATTTATGCTGTGACAGATGATGCAGTCAAGATGAAGTACATCGAAGCACTGACCGGGATTCGAGTACCGGAAAAGAAATTGATACTGGGCTAACAGCTCGGTATTTTGTATCTATAAATACAGCATGGGGCATAGATTTGTGATTATGAAAGGCACTGAGCTTTTTGTGTATGATCAATACAAAGATATCCCCGACGAGTTGGATCATGTGATAGAATTTCTGCCCGAGATCCCACCAGAACCGCACACCCAACAGCAGCACGAAGAAATAGATGCCTGGTGCGGTCTATTTCTAAAACTTATGGAAAAGGCATATGCGACCAGTAGCAAGATTAGGTGATCCCGGAGTTCCGCATTGCAGTAGTTACACTATTGCTCAGGGCAGTCCCACAGTGTTTGTCAATCTAATACCAGCAGCTAGACTTGGGGATTTTAGTACTCCACATCTGGTTCCAAGCCGTCGATGTTTCCCGCATGTGGCCCCGATTGCCACTGGAAGTGCCACGGTGTTCGTGAACCTGCTGCCAATAGCACGGCTGGGTGATAGTCTTGCTGGCTGCACTTTTATAGCTTCCGGAAGTCCAACCGTTTTTGCAGGATAACTCATGGCCACAAGTGTGTTGACACCATTGCAGATGATTGCCGGAGCCACATTGAGCAACAACGGTGGTGTGGCCATTGCCAATACCTGGACTGCTGCTGCCGCAGCCTATACCAGCACAGCACTATTGACGCCATTTTTTAATACTGTGGGCAACAGTGCCGCGGCCAATATCAGTGGAAACACACTGACCAGCATGTTTACATTCTGCGCAAACACAGTACCTGCACTGGCCGACAACACTCCGGCTGCATATTCTGCTCTGGGCACAAACACCACGTCTGGATTCACCGGTACAATTACCGCCCAGGGCACCAGCTATCTTGGCAACGGCGATGTTGCAATTTTTGCGCAGGTGTTTGGTGCAGCACAGAGTTATGCAACGTCAATCAATCAGTTTGTCAACACCGGTGTCAATAGTCAGACCTATCTTGGGTCAACATTTACCACAATGAATAGTCTGGTCACTGGCAATCTCAGTGACACCACTCTGGCTATGCGTACATTTGGTACAGATCTAGCAATACTAGGACAATTGATTGATCTCGACAATCTTGGAAATTTTGGTTCTCCAGCTGCACTGCTGCGACAATTGGTCGCACTAACTTATCTTACACCAAATATTCGAGCTATCCTAATTCAAGCAGGTCTTGACGAAGCCAGCATTGAAAATCTCACTACACCCAATGCCAATGTCAGTGACAGTGTACAACATCAAGCATACCTGGGCATGCAAAAGGTCACAGGCACTGACCTAGAACAGGTATTGGCTATTTTTGGTGTAACTACCAAGAACATAAACACCATGGCAGATCTATTGAATCCTGCAAAGATATTCCCCAACAGTCTTGCCAGTCTCACAGTTCGAACCTACAATCAAGACACCACATCGGTGCTGAGAGCTATCTATGATGATGCACAGGGCACAGTGAATTCAAAATTGTTGATCTATCTGCCAAGATATGTGATGACTCTGGGCACACTGAATACAATCAGCTATGAAAGACTGGCCAGAATCATACCAGCAGACCAAGCTCTGGCCTGCAAGGCTCTGCAGGTCAGTCTACAACAAATAAAAAATATAGGTAATCTCAATTTATCTCAACTGGCAATAGCATTTATCTACATGCAGACCACCAGAGATCTGCCGTCTATATCTGCACTACAACAGGCTGTGCCTGCCAGTGTGGCTGAATACTATGCTAATTCGTATGCCACCGGTACCGGACCCGACGGAACGCTGGTAATCACCGATCTTCTTGGGGCCGCGGTTGGAGTCAACTATACCAGCCAACTGAGCAACGCTACGACCACAATCAAGAGCATGACCACTGCAGGAATACTGACAGGATTGGTCAATACCTATGGCAGAATGCAGAACACAGTCAACGGAGTGTATGGCCCTGCTGTGACTGGTCCAGTTGATATTCCTGCAGGCCCAGGTGCCGGAACATATACCAATGCTGACACAGCATTGCAGGCACTGATAGCCAATGCCACTGCGCAGGTTGCTAACATATCCACATCTTATCCCACGCAATCAGGCGTTTTGAATTCCAACTTCAACTCCATGGCAGCAAAATTGGTTTCCGAAAACACCAATCTTGCTCTGGCCAGTATAGACATTGCCAATCTCATCACATCAGGTCGTGGCCCGGTCATGAGTTTTGTACAGAGTCTTCCGGGCTACGGCAGCAGTACAGAAGCCAATGGTCCTGCGCAATTTATCGAATCGGTAGCAGATCTGTCTACCCAAGGCGGCCAGGCCATGATAGCCTGCCTGAGAGAAGGTCGCAATCTCTTGGTGTTAAACGGGGTGGGCATTGGCCAGGACACTGCCATACCCAGCGATTATACTGGTGTGGTTCCGCAGGCCAACCTAATACCATCCACTTATACTGATGCAGAGGCGGCCAATCTAGTGGTGAAATAATTCTACACAAATCACAGCTTGCTAAATACTTTGTGTGAATAGCACAAAAATTAATTTTAAGGAAAAACTCATGAAGAAATATGCTCTAGCAATGGCCCTAGCATTGGCCGCCTCGGCCGTTTGGTCACAATCTGTTCCCCAAGTCAGTGTCTACGGCAAGGTCCGTATGTACGAAGAGTCATACACACTGGGCAGTGCCAGTGCTCTCACTCGCTTGACCAATGATTCCAGCCGTTTTGGTATCAAGGCCAGCGAAGGTGTCGGAAATGGTATCACTGTCAGCGGTGTTATTGAAACCGGTGTGGCCATGGACGCTCCCAGTGCCACCACTCTGGGTGACCGTGTTGCCATCGTCAGTTTGTCCAACAGCCTGGGCACTGTGAGTGCTGGTCGTGACAAACACGCAGTGACCCGTGCATTGGACAACTTTGATGCCCTGGAAAATACCTACGGTACCATTGCCGGAAGTGTGCATGCCGCACAGGGTTCACGTGTGCAAAATGCCCTGTTTGTAACTACTGCACCTATCATGGGTGTTAGCGCAACTTACCAACTGGCCAACAGCGAAACCGCAGGTACCACTAATACACAAGCTGGTAGCATCAACTACTCTGCAGGCGCACTGAGTGCAACGGTGGCACGGTATGATGACGGCATCTCCGGTGCCAGCACCATTGCCGGTGTCAAGTACAAATTGGCATCAACAGGTACAACTGTATTTGGTTTGTACAGCGATGACAAGGTATCCAACACAAGCACCACTGGCAAAAGCATTGGCATCGCCCAGGCATTGTCTGGTCAGTTGACTGCATTGGCCAGCTATGGTGAAAACAGCAACGGCACAAAAGCCTATGCTGTTGGTGCCGCTTACGCTCAGAACAAGTCTTTGACTTTCCATGCACGTTACAGCAACATTGATTCTGCAACTAACACAGCCGATGTCACACAATACGGCGTGGGTGTAGAATACAATTTCTAAACCACCACTGTATAGACAGCACAGCAAAAAACCCGCTTCGGCGGGTTTTCCTTTGGTTGTTCAATAATGCCTCTGATGCTATAATACTCACATGCAACCAACTGCAACTCGTTATAAAAAATTCAAACAAAAGATGGTGTTGTACTATCACCGCAGCCAATTCACAGTGGCGGAATGGATTGTGTTATTGTGCGTTTTGGGCTGGTTGACCAATATTGCGCTTGATGCTATAATACACACATAGCAGCAAAAGGGGCAGAGCATGAGGGTCAATCAAGCAATTTCAATCTGTGAACAGTACCGCATTGATCACAGTGTGCCTGGGTTTTTGATGGAAGCACTGGAAGCCATGCTGGCTGCAAAAAATCGCAACGAGCTGACTGCTGAACAACGGGTGGCTCTACAAACCGTCATGAACAAGGGCATGTGCATGGTCTCAAAGATTGAGGATTGGTTTTAAAGGCTCAAAAATGAAATGGTTTGCTGAAACAACTGAATGGCCCGGTGCCGTGGCTCCCAATCATGTGTACTTGATGGACGATGGCAAGAGCAAGATGTATGCCTATGTGAAATTTGGTACCGGAGCAGCACACAAATTCAAAACGCCTATGCGAATTGATATCCGTGGACGTAAATTCAAAATCGTGCCTGACCAATGGAATGTTTCTGTTGAGGTGGCACCGCCTGCTGGAGAGAGCTGGACTGTGACTGGCAGCAAGGGTGATGTGTACACTGTGACTCGACTGAACAACAACTTGAGTTGTACCTGCTCAGGATTCCGGTTCCGTGGACAATGCAAACACACAGCAGAACGGTTGACCAATATTGCTCAATCTGCTATAATTAACACTTAAACACAAAAAGGAGTCTTAGATGCTTTATACTTTCGCTGGTACTTCCGTGCTCAAAGGCGCTGTCAAAGTTCGTTTTGCCAACTCAGAAGCTCGGGGCAAGCAATTGGCCGCCCTGGGCGATACCGATGTGAATATTGTGCCGCTGCCAAGTGCAATGGACAAGGCCGAGGCTGTGCATTATCTGCAGAATCTAGCAGGATTTGCTATCACTGATGCTGTACGTGAAGCACTGGCAGGTGAAGTAGCAGTCAAAGCTCGTCCTGCCAAAACTGCAAAAAAGCACATGACTAAAACTGTTCGTGCCAAGGTTCGTCGCACTGAGCCGGTCGTGGTTACTCAAGCAGAAGTTGATGCTTTGATGTTGGCGGTGTTTGGAGTCAAATGACATGACCAATCGCAGAATTGACTTTGGCCAACTGGGATTCAATCAATACCAGGTCACAGACATGAACATTGTGATGAACCTGAAAACCACTGAAGAAATTCAGGACTGGATGGCAGCAGTGGGCAAAGATGATGTGCAATATGCTATCAGTTTGCTGGAACAAGCGGCCCTGCTTGAGCTGGATCGTGAAACTGATGCTATGAAACAGTTTCCTGAAGCCATGGCTGCACTTAGAAAGATAATGTAATGGGTCTGGACATGTATGCGTATGTGGCTGCTCGGGCCGGTGCTCAGGCAGAATTTGACCAAGGAGCCAGCTGGGACAAAGAAAAAGGTGCAATGGTCAATCCCAGGGTAACCCAGCCACGCGAGATTGCTTACTGGCGCAAGCATCCCAACCTACATGGCTGGATGCAGCGACTTTGGGAGAGCAAGGGCAATTCAGGTGAGTTCAATGGCGACGAGCTAGAACTAACCTGGGAAGATCTTGACACCTTGGAACAAGCTATACGAGACAAGACTTTGCCCCCCACTGGCGGATTCTTTTTTGGAAGAGGCGCCGACGACGAATATCGTGAAGATGATTTGAAGTTTGTGCGTGAGGCCAAGGCCGAAGCATTCTTGGGTCTCAAAGTTTTTTACAATTCAAGCTGGTAACTCACGATGGCAGGCTGGAATCAAATTCAACAAGTTCGTAAACTAGAAGAACAAGCAGATAAACTTGGTCTTAAGTTTGGTGCATATAAGCATGATGATATGTATGGCGAGAGTGTAGCATTAATTCCTAAGGATAGGAATGCATTGCCTATCTACAGTCGTGATGCAGTAATGTTTGCCGGTTCATTGGAAGGTGCTGCTTACTGGATGCAAGGTGTCATGTGGGCACGAGATTATGATGATATGCTAAAGGTCAGCGATGTCGCCAAGCGTGAACGCAAAGAACAAGACGAGCGCAACAGGCAAATAGTCAGGCTCTTGAAAAGTGAAAAGAACACATTGGTGAACACATGAAAAAAATCTACTATGAAAAACGTGGACGCAGATATGTTCCAGTCTCTGAATACGACAACGATCTTATGGACAGTTTTTCTAAAGGCACACATCTTGTGATGGTATATCCAGGCGGATCAAGTCGCAGATACAATGTTGACCCTAACTATGCGGCCATGATTGCTGCTGGGCGTGTGGCCGAAGATGAAATTTGTAAGGCGCTGAACAAGGCCAGCGAAATGAGACCAGCCCGCACACCAATTACACCTGGACAACAACGAGCCTGGAAAAAACTGGCCAAGGAGTTTGGTGATGAACTTTGCACCTTGAATGGTGCCAGCATTCACGACATTGCCGAAGCAGGTGTTCGTGCCATGCAAACAGAAGCTGACAAACTGATGACCAATGAGTCTGTAAAAGCAGCCTATGAACAGTTCTTATTTGTGTGTGCATTGACCCGACAAAACGAGAAGTAAATAATGACAAATGAATTCACATACGACATTGATGATCCACGCTATGAGGGCACCATGTCGTCGGGCTGGATAACGGAACTAGCCGAATCCGACAGCCGCATCCACAAGGAAAAGGTGATTGAAAAAGCCTTGATGGCATCAAAGTTGGGCAGTGCCGATGCACAGGCTTTTTTGTTCAACTGCTATCAAGCCTACAATCCCTTCTATACCTTCCATGTGAAGCAACTGCCCGAGACTTCTGGACTCACAGGTCGTGTGAATCCATGGCCCAAGTTCTGGGGCTTGCTGGAAGCACTACGCACACGCAGCACATCTGGACATGCAGCTCGAGACATGATCCTGAACATGAGCCAACAGTTTGACAGCGATGAGTGGAACTTGATATGTGTGCCTGTGATCCGCAAAGATCTCCGCTGTGGTATCACAGACAAGACACTGAACAAGGTGTTAGGCAAGACACAATATCGCATCCCAGTGTTCTCTTGCCAGTTGGCACAGGACTCAACTGATCGTCCGGCCAAGATGAAAGGCATCAAGCGCCTGGAAGTCAAACTGGATGGTGTACGGGTGCTGGCCATGGTCACTCCCAACAATGTGACCTTGTATAGTCGCAACGGCAAAGAGTTTGGGAACTTTCCGCAGATCGCAGAGGCCCTGATGAAGGTGGCCAACGGCACAGTCAAGGGCGGCATGGGGCCAGCCGGGGTGGTCTTGGATGGTGAGATCGTGGGTGAAAGTTTCCAGCAACTGATGCGCCAAGCACATCGCAAAAATGATGCTCAAACCGAAGGCATGGTATATCATGTGTTTGATCTGATTCCGTTAGCTGAGTTCAAAGAAGGGCATTGTAATACCCGCCAACACCTCCGCTTGAAGTGGGTGGAGAATCTGCGAAACAGATTCAACGACACCGATTGTTTGCGTGTGATGTCTGGGCATGAGGTGGATCTGGACACAGCCGAAGGCCACGATCAGATGAATCGTTATGCACAAGACGCAGTGAAAGACGGATTCGAAGGCATCATGATCAAGAATCTGGATGCACCTTACGAGTGCAAGCGGTCGGACTTCTGGATGAAATGGAAACCCACCATCACTGTTGACCTCAATGTCGTGGGTTTTGAGCAAGGAACTGGTCGCAATAGTGACCGCTTGGGTGCTATTATATGTGAAGGAACAGACAATGAACGAAACATTAGAGTCAATGTTGGTAGC